TCCAATTCATCGCAGATATCATACACCGGATGCTGTGCGGATAGGTGAACATCATAGCCGAGTATGAAGTCCTGTTTCTGCCAGCGTAGGTTGTCGGCAGTACGGTAGGCAATGTTCGTTTCCGTTATTGCTACTCTCAGGGCATTTTTGTAGGAGGATCGGTACATACCCTTCCCAGGCTTCAACATCTTTGCTGCCTTGCTCATTCGCAGATCCCCTTCTGCGTCCCTTACACGCCTGAATAGGTTGTCGGGGTGTTCCAGATAGTCTTTGATCTGTTCGGCTATTCCTGCTGCGCTTTTGCCCTCAGAAATACCAATAAGTAGGTTCGCCTCCAACTCGTCACGATACTTCGCACCAACCTTCCAGATCCTGTTGGATAGGGTTCTGGCGTTTTTCTTTCGCTTCATGAATGCCTCCAACGCCTGACTGTTGCGAGCCATCATAGCCGACTGCTGTTGTCTGAACCCGTCAAGACCCTTAAAGTAGTATGTTACATACTCGTCATTCATGGAGTCTGCCATACCCCACGATGTCGTGATCCCTCCCTTCGTCACCTCAAACAATTCACTCTGGAAGCCTTCCATCATTGCTGTAAACTCACGGTTCAACCGACTGTGAGTAGTGAAAGCAAACTTCTCGTTATTGCGTATGATAGGACTGCTCCCGAACTGTTTGGAGAACCTGTCAGCAACACGGATGAACGCCCTGCGAACTCCGTGTTGCATCCTGACCTGCTCACGCAGAAACTTCCTGCGATATTTCTCTTCAATCTTCACCGATCACAAAACTTTCAGTTTGCCTTCTCGCTGCTTCTGCTTCCAGAATCTTCAATTCGCTCTCAGCGTTCTCAACCATCGGGTTCAACTGAACTCCTCTTTGCTGCGACATGACAGGCTCTCCACCTGTTGCGGTGATAAGGGAGTCAATGACTTCTTTGAGGTTTTCCGGCACGTAAGGTTCCATGACGGGTTCAATGATTACTGAGTCTGGCTTGGTCTTGGTGCCGAATACCAAACTTGCAATGGATGAGAGAAGGTTAAGCCTCCTCTGTACTCCAATCCCGAACACCTCCCATTTGGTTTCTGCCTTCATGTGTGGGTCGGTAAAGAAGAGTTTAAGGATAGCGTTCTGGAGGTTTCCGATATTCTGTATCCTCGACCATTGGAAGTTGGGAATCTGCATAGATCCGTAAATGATATCTTCGTTATTGTCGAACTCCATCTTCACGGACTCTGGCCCCGAATCCCAGGTCAGATACTTGATGTTTGCATTGTTGGAGAGGGTGACGATTTTCCCCTGTTCTCCCTTGTCTGCAAAGCCTTCTACCTTTCCTTCAACTACAATCATCGGGGATCCAAAATAGTCATTGGTGTCGGAGAAGTTGGATGTCAGCGTATCCTGCCTGTCGCAAAACTCCTGAATGTCATACCACTCTGGGGCGTTCTGGGCGTAGTAGATTACAGGCAACTTCCCAAACGAGTTCTGAGTCGTTTCTACAATCTCATACTTCCCTTCGATCTCTGCATACTTCAACGTTCCTTCTTTCGTGTAGCAGTCAAACCTTTTGGCTTCCTTTCCTTCCTCGTTTAGTACGGTGTACTCCCTACTGAAAGCAATCATGCTCCCATTAGAGTCAAAGTATGGATAGAGCATATCTCCCTTGCTGTAGGATACGATCCTGCACTTGACCTCGATCTTATTGTTTTCGTCAACTACGGGATACCAGATCTCGGCTACGTCCATTTCAGACAACAGGGATCTTAGGATGTCCCTATTGAGGAAATCCAACTTGTTATCCTTCCAGATCTTCTTAACTGCCCTATACAGGTCTGAGGTCTCTGATGAGCCAGAGGTCAATGACTCCTCGGACAACTTTATCTTGTTGCCCAATATCGTACCAATCAGCCTTTCAACAATCAACTTCTGGTAGGGGACGGCAAGACGTGTTACGGGGGACA